TGCTTCACCAGAGGCGGAAGCTGAGTCACCGGGTACTCAACATCGAGATACATTGCATTGATTCCGCCGTTCGAGACCAGCGTTACAGGTACAGAGTAATGGCCGACCCGGAAGTGACCAACACCTGATATTTCGTCCTTTTGGTCAGAGACATGGATAAGGACGTGTGTCGCCTTGTCTCTCGCACAGCTAATGATTGTGGTGGTACTGAAGCGGACCCACACTGGTACGCATGTCCGTGATAGGGGGGCGACACGGATTGGCGCTCTTCTGCCGCGTAAGGCTGCCTTTCGCTGCAAGAACTCAGCTTGTGGCAGGGCCGGGTTAGAGCAATACAGTGTCACAGTACCGGCGGGCTGTGACATAATTGCCTGGTCTATCCAGGTACGGGGTCGGCGGCCGCAGCTGGGGCAGGTATCTCCTCTGGTGCGGGCGGGATCAGCCCACCCTGAACAGCGTTGACAAACTGAAAATCCTGCTCAGCACGAGCGATATAACCCCGCAAAAGCTGTACTCCTGCTGGCACATCTATCTTCACGTTGGTGACACCGAGTGCGTTTGCATACCCGTGAAACTCACATATCTCTGATGAGTTCGTCCTGTCTCCGTCAGTGACAAGGTGATGCATCGGGGTGAAGGAGAACTTGAGCTTACCTGTGAAGAACTTGCTGTGCACGAGGGGTAACTCAATAAAATGGTTGGGCCTCTCTTTGAGCTTCGAAATAGTAAGCTTCTCTCCCTGCGCAGCTTGTGTCACCATCAGCGGCCACGTCCACGAACTCTCATTAGGTGCGTATGGCCGCTTAGCACCCTCAAGCAGGTATGTGGACGATATCTCGACGTCATACCCACATAGCCGCGCCGCCCATGCCCAGTGCCAAGCCTGGTAGGGTGTGGCATGCCATCCATACTTGTTACGATGCATTGAATCACCATCCAGTTCCCCTTTAAGTGCAAACGGCGTCAGACCCGGGAAACTATCTAGAGGGAGCAGTAGCGTGGGCACACCAGCCATCGGCAGCGTCCACACTCTGAGACAGTGGCAATTTCTGCGCTCCACAGTTTCATATCCCGGCGCAGGAGTCTGATATGGCGTGACTGTTTGGACCCAAGAATCAGCCAACCTACCATCAAAACCATCACTATAGTAAACATACGCTTCACTCATGCCCGACAGTGGCACGGGGATCCGTAGTGCTTCCGCCATAGCAGCAGAGAAGTGATTCTCCATCTTCTGGAAAGTGAGTTTTGACGTGTAAATGTCACGTGGCTCTTCTTCAATGTTTAGCCTTATATTACGAATGGCCAGTCCCGTCTGGTATGCTTGTGCCATTATAGATCCTATTAGGGCTATGCGTTCAAGGGTGTTGTTAATGTAACTCCACTCCTGGAGTGCTCTATGATTTAGCAAGGCGGCTTCCCCTTCATTGAAAAATGGAAACCGCCCTCTTGCTGACTTGAACTGGGGTATCTTCAGTTGCACCTCGCGCGTAAGCCAAAGCTGTCCTTCAGCTGTAGCGGGCAACATTTGACACATAGCCCCACAGACAAGGTATAGAGCAGTCGAAAACTGATT